ACCTGGAGCACGATGCCGGCCGAACCGACGGTACCACCCGTGAGACAGCGGACCTTGACGTAGTAGGCGTCCCAGGCGCCCGGGGTCGTGTCGACGGTGACCGAAACCGTCGACGTGCTCCCGCCCGGCACCGTGGCTTGCACGGCGCCCGCAGCACCCTTGGTCACGATGGGCGTGGAGACGGCGACGCACACGTTGCCAGCCTGGCACACGAGCCCGCCGGCTTCGACGAGCGGACCGCCGATGAACTGACCTTGGAGCGTCTGGGGGTTCGTCGTCGCAAACGGCTGGTTGACCGTGCCACCGACGGCGCAGCCGATCTTGAGCTGCACGTTCGCTTGGGGCACGAAGATCGCCGCGCTCGCGCCATTGTCCACGACGATGATTTCGACGGACGGAATCTGCGGCATGGGGGTGATCTCCTACGCGATGTGGATCGTCGTCTGGTCGTCAGGAACGAGCGGGTTTTTGGGTTGCACGATGATGTCCGCCGACGTGCCGATCGGGACGAACTGGAGGGGTACCTCACGCACGGGCATTTGGACTTGGAGGATGCCCATCCACTGCTGACCGCGCTGGGTCATAGCACCTTGGCTTTCCAGCTGCGACGGCCAACGCTCGCGGAGAATCTTCGCGCGCGGGAGACCACCGACCATGTGGAACAGCTTCGCATAGAACGCGTGGACGATGGCTTGCGTCGCATCGAAGTCCGCGAAGTCCGGGTCTGGCGCGCTGGCGCCGTAGTTCGGCGCGCTCCCGTTGACGTAGACCTCGAAGGTCAGGAGTTGCGTCGCCATCTGGGGCCCGAGACCCATCGCTTGCTGTTCATCGCTCCCGCGATCGGTCGGCGCGAAGGGAAGCCCGGTGATGTTCGGATTCGCGCCGCCGTAGGCCTCGAAGGTCCACGCCATCCCATCGGACGGGATCATGACGATGCGCGGCGTGGCGACCATCGTGGCGAGCAGCTTGTTCCGACGGCCCAAAAGGATTTGGCCATCCGGGAACGCCCACTGGATTTGGCCTCCACCCGTGTAGGTGCCCGTGCCGACCGACTGCACCGGAAGGCCTTGCGTAGTGAACGTCGAGAGCGCGAAAGTGTCCGGGTCGAGCGGCATGAGGACCCACAGGCCGTCGCCCTCGGTCCCGGTGACGCCGGTGATGATGCCGTGGATGCGTGAACCGAGAGCGATGCCGTGTCCGGCCGCCGTCACGACGATCGGAGTCGTCGCGCTGACGTTCGTGATCGGCAACGTCTTGTAGATGACGTTGTAATCCTGAACGAGCGTGAGCGTCAGGTTGAGGCTCAAAATCGCGACGAAACTTCCAATCATTTGCGGGTGATCCCCCGGAACGCTCGCTCGGCGGACTTCTCCAGCGCTTCAATCCAGCCTTCGGGAAGCTCCCCGCGAGCAGGGAGCACCGGACGCGCCGGGCCCGAGCTCCGCGGCCCGTTCCAGCCGGTTTGATGCACGCCCGCGGGGTGATCGATGGTGACGCCCACGCCCGCGCCAGCGAGCGGGCGCACGGCGACAGAGCTCCGCATCGCGGTCGTGTCGGTGAGGGGCGGAGCCGAGCGACCCTTGGCTTCGGTCGAGGGCGCAAGGTCTTGCCAAGGCTCCTCGTACGGGTCGGCGCCTCGGTCGAATTCCTCATCGATGAGGCCTTCGATCTCGGTGCTCGCATCGCGCGCAGCACGCGAGGGCACCTGGGCGAGCTCGCCCAAGCGAGCCGCGAGGCGATCGAGCTGGCCGAGGTCGCCGGTCAACATCACACCGCGCCTTGCGTCACAACCGGGCTGATCAGCCCGAAAACGGTGGCGGTCGTGCCCGTACGGATGCGCTTGATCGGCCAGCAGACGTATCCGCCGGCCACGACCGTGAGCGTGAGGGGATTCGACGCGTGCGTGCCGTTCAGGTTGTCGCAAACGAGCGTGCCGCCGGCAGAAACGTAGAGGCCCGTGAACGGCCCCGCGGGGTCGTCCACCGTGTCGGACGGCGTGACCGCGATCGCGCGGTCGTACGTAGAGGCTTGAACCGTCGACATCAGAAACCTCCCACGACAGGCTTACCACGCCGCGTCTGTTGCCACCCGCGCGGCGCCTGGCTCGACACCTGGGGTGCGTCGTGCGTCCTGTCCTGACCGACGGGGATGGTGGGCGTGACGTCAGGTTGGATGGCCTGACGTTGGATGCCCGGAAACCACCCGGTGCCGGGACGGTCGGGCCACCCGACGGCGCGGTAATAATTGGTGGTGATGTTCTGGTCAGGATTGCCACCCGTAGCGCCCCAACCGATCGGGCCCGACATCAAGAGGTAGATCGCGATGTAGGCCGTGTACCGGCGAAGGTCGCTTCCCCAGTCGAGCAACGGCAGTTGGAAGCGGCCTCGAATGTACGAGTCCGCTTCCTCCGTCGCGTCGCGACACGCTTGCTGTTGCTGCGCCACCGTCGCCAGGTTCAACACCTGGGTCGGGAGGTACTGCGGCAAGTCGGTGTACTCGACGTACGGTGCTCCACCGGGGCCAGGCATCGCGACCTCTCAGGGGCCCGAGCGCGCGGCGAGGAACGAGAAGTTCCACGCGGCCGCCGCACGGTCCCAACCGCCCCACGTGTACCGGTGTTGGTCGAACACGATGGGATCGTTCTCCTGCATGCGGGGCACGATGCGCGGCGCCTCACGCAAGATCCAGAGGAGCGGCTTCATCGCGTGCATCGTGTCCATGAGGTACCAACGCTTCGTGTTGCGGAGGTACGGGTTGACGAGGACGTCGACGCCCATCTTGCGCATCATGTTGTCCGCGGTCCCGACCTGACCGGTCAACGGCGCGAACTGCCCCCACGTCGGGTTGCCGTAGAACGCCGCCTGGATGATGATGCGCGCTTCGAATTCGAGCGTGGAAGGCACCATGACGCAATTGGGCATGACGCCCAACACTTCGCCGTCCTCGCTCGGAATCATCTTCATGTACGCCATCATGCTGGACAGCGCAGCCTGCGAAAGCGCGCCGCCGATCTGGACGCCGCCGATGCTCTGACCGCCCGACGTGAAGTCGTTGCAGTAGGTACCGGCCGTGAACTGCCCGCCGAAGTTGAACGTCGGCAAGTAGAGATCGATCGGGTGCGCGGTGTTGAAGAACGACAGCCCGTCGAGGCCCGCCTGGCGCTGGGTCGTGCCCTGGACGCCCGAGGCTTCGAGCAGATCGCGAAGCTCGTACTCGGGCTGGAGACGCCACTGGCGCACCATGTCCGGGAGCTCGCGCCAGAAGATCGACGTCGTGTTGACGTCGCTGTCGTCGAGCTTGAAGCGATCGATCGCGTAGGTGAGCTCGTAGGGGATCGGCTCGACCTGGTAGGTCTGCGGCGCGGGCTCGTGCACGACGCGCGAGCCGTACCAGGGGCGCGCCTTCGGCATGCGCCCGGTCCAACCGGCGTTGTAGATCGACCCCTGCATCGTGAACGTCGTGGCCCACTGGTTGTGGGTCTCGGTCGGTCCGATCTCGGAGTAGAGCTGCCCGATCCGCGTGTCGACGGTCGTGATCCAGGCAGCGTATGCGGCGGGGGTGATCATGTCTCAGGGCCTTCCCTTCACGGGGTTGATGATGACGGGCCAGTAACCAGCCCCCGGCGTGAAGCCCCCCGCGATGCCCGGATCCTGCGGTACCTGGACACCGAGCACGGGGAGCGTGTTCGACTGTGACGTCGCCATCGCGATCGGTCCGTTCGCGTTCTCACCGCCGTAGTAGACGGTGAGGCCGTTGGTCGCGGCGCTGAGCTGGTCGGCACCGGTGCCCGACTGGAAGAAGAACGCGCCCGTGCGAACCTCAGCCCAGACGCCGCCATCGGTAGTCGACGTCGGGAGCCCGGGCGCCGTGGAAAACGCGCCGCCGGTCGCGTCGCCGACCATGCCGATCACGACATCGGACGACCCGGGCGTTGCGGCGTTCTTGAGGTAGCCCGTCGTGACCGAACCCGAGCCCGACACGAGCGCGACCGCGCCCGAATAGAGCTGCTGGCTCGCGCCGATGGGGTACGCGAGCGGCTGTGCATCGTCGCCGCTCCCGTACTGGAAGATTTTGGCATCGCGTGCGAGGCCGGTCATGTCAGTACCTCCCGGCGCCGTTCGACGCCGACTTCAGGTGCGCCTCGACGAGCTCGGCGCGGATCTTCTTCTTGTCACCCGTCGCCGCAGCGACGGCCGCATCGATGATCGCGAGCGTCTCTTTCGGCAGGCTCTCTTCCGTGCCCGGCTTGGCCTCGCGCGGCCGGAGGATCGTGCTGTCGTCGGTGTTGACGATGACGCCCGACTTGCGGCGCATTTCCACGAAGCCCGTGACGACGCTCATCTTCTGCGTCGCGAGCCAGTTGGCTTCCTTGGGCGTGAGGTACTTGCCCTTCGCGGAGGCGATCAAAGCAGCCTTGTCGCGCGCGATGCTCGCGCGCTTGAGCTGGGCGACGTCCTTCGCGGCCGTCTCGACCGTCATCGCCATCGCCTGGAGAGCGCCGAGGGCCTTCTTGCCGGTCATGCCGGTGAGCTTGCGGACGAGAGCGAGGGCCTTCTTGGCCGACTTCTCGTCGTCCTCATCGCCTTCGTCATCATCGTCATCATCGTCATCAGCCTTCGCCGCGGAGGCTTTCTTCTCGTCCTCGGCGCCCTTGGCCTCTTCGTCCTCCTCGGACTTCTTGGCCTTCTTCTCGTCCTCGGCGCCCTTGGCCTCCTCCTCTTCGTCCTCGTCTTCCTCCTCGTCCTCGTCTTCGTCGCCCTCTTCGGTCTTCGTGTGCTCGATGTGCTTCTCGGTCTTCTTGTACGCTTCGAGGGCACTCGAGAGCTGAGCCGAGAGCGCGACGAGCTTCTTGGGGTCGCTTTCGACGGCGATGGCGGCGCGGAGCTGCTTGACGGTCATGGTCTTCTTCTCCTGCAAGCGGCGATCAGTTTGATTACCGCCCGAGGCGGTGGAGGATTCGGGTTTGGCCTGGGCACCTGAGAGGAGGTCGCTGAACGCCTGCAAGCGGTCAGCCAACCCCACACGAATAGCATCCTTTCCGAGAAAGATGCCAGCCTCAAGTGATTTCAGCTTGCCCGGGGAGATTCCCCGTGCCTTGCCGGCCAGGGAGTAAAAGGCTTTGGCGAGCTTGTCGACGCGCGCCTGCTCCACGCGCACCGCGTCATCCGAGATCGGAGCGTGAAGGTGGCCGTCGGCCTTGCGCGCGCCCGAGGTCAGAAGGCGGACGTCGAAACCCTCCTTCTTGTCCCGGGCCGCTTGACTGATCATCGTGGAGATCACGCCGATCGAGCCGACGATCGCTGACGGGGGGCACACGATCTCGTCCGCGGAGCATGCGAGCGCATATGCCGCGCTCGTCGCCATCTCGTTCACGTAGCAGCACACCTTGATCTCGGGGTGCGCCTTGCGCATGCGCTGGAGCTCCGCAACGCATTCGTTCAAGCCTGAGACCACGCCGCCGGGCGAGTCGATGCACATCACGATCAGTTTGGGCGGTCCGCCAGCGTCGTCCGTGTCTTGATCGCCGTCGACCTGACCTTCGTAGGCCCAGGTCATCTTTTCGAGGATCCCCTCGTACGACTCCGCGCAGCCGTAGTCTTCGCGATGGTGCTCAAGCTCGCCTCGGATGTGGACGATCATCGTGTCGCCCTTGCGCTCGTTCGGCAACGGCGCGGAGCCCATCATCCAGAAAAAGCCTTTGCGATCTTGATGCAGGCGCGTGCTCGACATCGCGAGCATTTCGCCCGGCTTGACGCGACGTTCGTTCATACGCCGAACCCTCCACTGCTCGGAGCTGGATCCACGAAGTCGAAGTCGGGGAAGTTCGCGAGTCCGAAGGTCTCCGAGATCCAGCGACGCACTTGCGCGACATCTTTGAACTTCACGCCGCCGCGGGACATCGTTTCGAGCCCGGTCCCGACCGCCTGGAACTGCCGAGCGTTGTCGGCGTACTCCTGCTTGCCCTTGACGTCCCACCATGTCCACGGCGCGAGGTTCGCGTCACCGAAGTTGAGGTACGCGAAGGGGCGCGCGATCTGGTTGTAGATCGCGCGCTTCCAGGTTTGGTTGTCGAGCATCGAACCTTCGGACCGCACGTCCATTTGGGCCTTAGCGGCGCCGTAGCTCCCGCCTTCGACCTGGGTCGTGAGGTTGACCATGAGGAGGGCGAGCACGATCGCCATGTCGCAGCGATCGATCTGGCACGGGTGGACTTCCCACGCGCGCGAGGTGGCCTCCACGAGCTTGTAGTCGTACCCAAGCCCGTCGTTCGTATCGACGCCGCGAGGGAGCATCAGGGAAGTGTCTGCACCGAGACCAGCGAGAGACTTTTCGAAGTCCGATCGCATCGTCGGATCACCGACCATCGGGACCATGCCGACACGCGTGGGGTTGCCGTGGACTTCGCCGAACCGCGCCATGTCGCGAAAGCCGAAGTGCCGGAGCGTCCAGGGTTCGGCGCACGGGCGAAGCGCGCCGCGGATCCACCCGCGGTACGAGCCGAACGGCGCGACCTCCAGCCACTTGCCGTTGCCTGGGACGATCGGGATCATCGCGTCTTGGCCGATGGCCATGAAACACCGCAACGTCCAATCGTAGTACGTGAACATCGGATGCCACGGGCGGAGCGTCGGTGCGTAGTCGAGCTTGGGCTGGTCGAGATCCCATACGAGCTGATCGTGGGCGAAGCCCATCATGGTCGAGTAATCCGCCGTCTCACGGATCGCCGCATCGCCCGAGAGACGGGGCCACCACGCTTCCCAGGCGTCGCGACATTCCTTCGCGGCGCTCGAGTCATCGGCTGCTGCGAAACGAACCTCGCGACCGAGCCACCCGGCCGCGCGGGAGTTGAGCGTCGCGGTGATCCGATCGTCGCCAAGCATGCTGTCACAGAGCTGCCCTGAGGCGAAGAACGCTCCGGTCATGTGAGCAAAGAGCGCGCCACGGATCTGGTCGATCGACCACGTGTTTTGGATCGTGACGATCGGGATGTCGCGGTAGACGAGCTTCGCACGCGCCGCGGTGTTCGCATCCGTCGCATCCACCGAGCGACGGAAAGCCGGATCCTTCGTGTCGACGTCGAGCCCGGCCGAGTACCGCCGCGCGAGCTCCTCGAAGGACGTCCCGCCGCCCCGGGCGGGCCCCAACGGGGAGCCCGGGGGCGGACCGTAGCCGGGATCGGCTTCGACCACGGGCTAGTTGTCCTCGGTCAGGGGGCCGACGCGACCCTCCTGCCACGGCGTGTTCCACGCCTCTTCGCTGGCCACAAGGAAGCGCTTGAGCTCCTTGCCGGCGTAGCGGAGCAAATCCTTTTGCCAAAACTCCGTCCAGCGCCACTGGAGGTACTGCGGCGTGTAGTCGTGCTTCGGCAGGACGCGTCCCTCCTCGGGAGCACCGAGACCGGCGCGGAGGATCTGGAGGCCGACCGGGACCAACCCACCCGCGTCCTGGTATGTCGCCGTCCCCGCCGGGTGCACGTAGTTTTCGAACGTCACGATCCGGCCCGCGGGAAAGGTCTTGCTCTCGACCACGCACGCGATGAACGCCGCGCCCGTCTCCTGACTCTTGCACGCGACCTTGCGGTGACGCTTCGGGATGGGCGGTTCGAGCAACTCCCGTTCGCGCTCGGGTGAGTAGCCGTTGCGCTTGAAGATGCTGGGCTCGCGGTTCTCGCGGATCGCCTGGCCGATCGCTTCGGCCATGAGTTGCAACTCGGTCTTGGGCTTCTCAGCCATGGGTGCCTCCTGACCCCGCGTTAGGGGTCAGAGGCCAGCGTAGCTTTTCCCTACAGTCTTGACAACGCCGGCCATGACGCCCCCGAGCACACCGTCACAGCCCGAGACCATCGCGTCGATCTCGTCATCGTCGTGCGCCTTCTCTTCCCCGCGGAACATCTCGACGCGCTTGAGGAAGCCTTTGAGCCATGGCGCATCATGCGGGACGACGATCTTTCCGTCGTTCCAGCGCTTGATCGTCCTTTCGGCGCGCACGAGCTTGTTGTAACGCGCGCGCAAGGGGGCCATCGGGATCCCGCGCTCGCGCATGAGCTTGACCATGCCGATCTCAGGGCCGGAGACGTACGAGAACATCGGGCCGTGACCGTACTTGTTGAGCGCGGAGCGACACGTTGACTCGATCAGGGGCGCGTCGAGACGCGTCCTCTGGACGTCGAGGATGTACGCGCGGTTCCCCATGACCTTGAGCACGACCAGCGCGAAGTAGTCGGCTCCGTCGCCGCTCGTGTATGCGAGGTCGAGCCCGTACGCGAGACGGAAAGACCAATCGGATAGCGTCGTCCAACGCTCGGGGTCGCCGCGGAACTTGGCGAAGCCCGAGGGGCGCGGGTCACCCATGAGCTGCGACCACCAAATCCGCTCGGTGGGATCTTGCTCCTGGAGCTCCGCGCGCATCTTCTTGAGGTTCTCGAGGTTCCAGACCTCAGGAGCGAAGGCGCGCTCGCTCGGGAGCCCGTCATCGATGATCGCCGGGCAGTGGATGTACTCCCAGGGCAACGCGGCTTGGACGCGGAGAAGCCGACGGCCGATCGGATCGTCGGGGTGCCAACGCGACATGACACCCATGACCGGTCCGGGCTTGCCCTTGCGCATGCATCGCGCGGTGTAGTGCGAGATCGTCTCGTCCACGGCGTCCCGGCGCGCCTGATCCATACTGGCGTGTTCGTCCAGCGGATCATCGAAGAACAGGCCGTGGACGTCCTCACCGAGACGCGACTGCTCGGCGGACATCACGACCATGCCGCCGTCGTACTTGTTACGCCAGTGCTCGATCGTGTTGTACCCGAGCACCGGCCCAACGCCCGCGGCTTCGGCGAGCTTACGTACGCGCTTGCCGATCGACCGCGACCGATCGAAGCTGTGCGTCAGGAACATGTACCGCATCGTCGGATCCTGGGTCAGGAGCCAGACGATGCCATGTAGCGTGGTCTCGGTCTTGTAGTGGCGGATCGGGAGCGCACACAGCGCGCGCACAGGTTCACCCGCGGCAGCCTTCGCGAACTGGTCTAGCCACCTCTGGAGATGGTACGGCGCGCGAAACTCAGGAGACAGCTTGGGGATGAACTGGAGAAGGTTCAGCTTCGCAAAAGGATTTTGCGCGCTGCCGAACGGGTCGACGTCGATGGTCACTCGCCTGAGTCTAGCCGCTTGATCTCGTCTTGCAGGTACCAAATCGCCTTCTTGAGATCCTCGATCGGCGGACCCTTCTCCCCGGCGCGCCAGGTATACTTGATGGCGTTCCCGCGGTTGAAGTTCATGTGGCGAACGACGTCGATGCACTCGATCCCGCTAGGGGAGCTCGTGTAGTGGCGGGGGTGGTTGACGGGATCGTGGTCACGCGCCGACCACACCAAACCGTTTGCTCGGTGGTCACCGGTGTGTCCCTTCGAACGCTGACACGACAGACCTGCATCAACATCCTTCACCTTGCAGCGTTCCACACGTGACCTCCCGCGTGATGAATGAGCCCAGGTACGAGCTCGATTTTGAAACCTGCTTCCCGCGCCCTCTTGCAAAACGAGTAGTCCTCAGAGAGGAGCGTGTCGCGCTCGGTTCCGGGAAACCGATCGTAGAGCTGACCGAAGACGTTGGGCGTTTCGATGTTGCCACCCGAGAAGTAGTCGACGTACCAAGTCGCATCCTTCGCCAGGCGTTCGAGCACGTGTCGCGCCGTCATCGTGAAACCGAAGCCTACCCCGAGGATCTCGCACGTCTCCGGTTGGATGCTGTGCACCCACCGCAGCGGTTCCTTCTTGTTCGTGTAGCTCACCGCCACGATGTCGCCCTTGCGTTCGAGCATCGCATCGACGATCCGTACGTCCTCCGGAAAGTTGTCGTCATCGACCCACAGGACATTGGTCACGTCCTCGAATTCAGGCCGGGTGAGCACGAACCCGACGATGCGGTTGCGAGCTCGAACGACGTCGAGCGAGAAGACGATCGATCCCGAGAGGACCTTGTAGTCCGGCATGTGGCGGACGAGCTTCTCTCGGAAGTCGCAGTAACCGAGGGACACGAGCGCGGTAGGGAGCTCCGCGGCGCGGACGGGGGTAGCGACCAAGAGGCTCATACCTTGAACCACCACACGGACTCGAGCGTGTTGGGCTTCATGTCGAAGTAAGCATCGACCGCTGCGATGACGCCTGGCGCGTTCACGTGGTAGTCGTGCCCTGCGATGATGCCCCCAGGCTTGACGAGCGGAGCGAAGGCCATAAGGTCGTCCGTGACGGCCTGCTCGCTGTGATCGCCATCGATGAACAGCATATCCACAGAGCTGTGGAGGGTTACCGTCTTGGCCGTGCCACGGATGATGCGCGTTCGGTCGAGTACGCCGGGTGCGTTGCTCGTCATGTAGTGGAGGAACGCGCGGAAGAGGCTCCCGTGAGGCTTCACGGCGTCCGCAAATTCGCTCACGCCACACCAACCGGGCGGGTCGGGTGCGTCGATCCACGGGTCGACGGCGATCAGCTGGATGTCGCCGCGGAGCTCGCCCATAGTCGCGAGGCTCGCACCCAAGAACACGCCCACCTCGAGATACGTCCCGCCCGGCGGGATGCGCGGAGCGAACTGTTTTTGCCACGGGGTGATGTCCCAATTCCAACCGGGGATGTTCATTTGGTGTTCCTCACAATCTGAAACAGAAACATCGGGTCACGTTCACCGCATTCGATCTCGTCCGCGAACGTGCGCAAAGCGAGAGCGAAAACACCACGGCGCGCTTCGTCTTTCGTCGCACCATAGGCGTGTACTCCCGAAAGCTCGACCACGCTGGCAATCCAGCGACCATCGTCCTCTCGGTCGTATCGCAGCGTGAGTCGGGTCATTTGGTGTTCCTCAAAGCGGTGACGGTCAATCCAGAGAGGCACTCGACGCACAACATGTCCGTCTTGTTGCCTACCTTGCCCTCCCGACCGTGACAGAAAGTACAGAGCTTGCGACCCGAGCGGATGGCGTTGCGCTTGTAGAGCAAAGCCCGGGTCGGGTCCCACTGGAGCTCTACGAAAGGCGGATCCTTCGGTGGGCGGCGGGTGGCCGGACCGAACGCGATGGCCGTGCGGTTCGGGTGGTCGTCGTAGCCGAGCGTGCTCGGGACGGCGGGATCGTGGTCCACCGGGCTCGGGAGGGGGTAGAGGAAAGGCCTTTGACGATCCCACGCCCAAGCGTTCGCGATGTTGTCTTCGTTCACACGGCTGACGTACGACCACGGCAGGGTCGCGGTGAAGGCCAAGAGGCTCTCGGCCGCGCCCGGGGGTAGGACGACACCGGGGCCGCTGTAGTGGTAGGCGCGGGTCCAGGGAAGCGTGTTGATGTGTTCGTCGTATCGCCAACCATAAGGAGTAGCGTCGAGGATGTTCGGGTTCGTGCAGCACAGCGACAAGCACTCGTCCGGTGCGGCTTCGTGGCACGCTTCGATGTCCTCGGCGCTCGTGATGCGAACGTCGTCGTTCAGGATGCACACCGGCTCGTCGCGAGTCACGGCCGCACTCTGGTAGATGCGCCGAGCCCACTGGCAGGCGTGCTCGGGATGGTACGAGACGAAGACCTCGGTCCGGCCGCTCGGCAGCTGCTCCAGGAGCCGAGCGAGGCTTTGGGCGCGCCCGGGGGCCCAGTGCGCATGCGCGATTAGGTAGCGCATCGGTACTCCGGCAAGCTGCGCACGTACGCCACCTGCTCCCGCTCCTGGGCAAGCGTCGTGGCGTTGCCGTTGAACTCCGTCGAATTGCCGTAGTTGTAGACGTACAAGACCTCGGGGATGAAAACCGCTTGAGGCCCGGCCATCTCCAGGAGCGGGTACATCAAAGCGAGGTCGCGCGCGTGCTCCAGCCACTTGCCGCGGTACTTGAGGTGTTCGTGATCGATCTTCTTGAAGAGCCCCGCGCGGAAGGTTTTCAGGTGCGTCGTGACCCACGGCTGCTCGCGCGGCGGACCCTGGAGCCGGCGCGCGAACCCTGCCCGCCCGTCCGCGTAGCGGAAACTTCCGTAGGTGACGAGCGCGCCTTGGTCGTGAGCTCGGGCGATGATCTCGAGCGCGTCGGTGCGGGCGAGCCAATCATCTCCGTCGACGCTTGCCACGATGTCATCATCGGCGATGTCGGCGATCGTGGCGATCAGGTTCTCGAAGTGGCTGCGCGGCGGCGTCTGTTCGAGCGCGTCGATGTAGTGGTGGACGTGCGGGTAGTCTTGGACGGCCACGCTATCGAGGCACCGAGAGCGAGCCTTCTCCGGTGCGGCGTAGGTCGTGCTGACGACGTGGATCATCGGGAGGCCTTCTTCTTCTCGTACCGCTCCCGATCGCGCGCTTGCTTCGCGCGCAACCCACACTCGAAGTGCTGCTTTGGCGGGCGACCGCCACGGCGACCGGGATCGGGAACGGGTTTACCGCAGTAGCGACAGGTGATCACGGGTCGGTCTTCCTTTCGGTTGCGGCGCTTGATGGCGGCTCCGATGTCGAGCCGTTGGAGGTAGGCGCATTCGGCGTGGTAGCGACGGGGCGGGCCCTTGCCGCGCTCGTAGCGGAAGGGCCCGCCGCAGCGGGCGCAAACCGCTTGCGCGATCACCGCGCCCCCGGCTGGACGCGACCCCAGAGGTCGAGGAGGAAGTCATCGATCACAATCATCCGGGCTTCCTTGTCCGGATAGACGTCGATCGAAACCGCCTTGATTTGTTGAAGGCGCCACCATTGCCACGCCGACGGAAGCTCGGCGAGTCGACGCGCGTAGTTCTTTACATCTTGCTCGCTCACGGAAGTCCCTCCTGCCACAAGGCGCAGTAGCTTTTGGCCGCGGCCGCGGTGACCGGTGCCGTATCGTAGTAGCAAGCCCACGCGCCACCGTACTGGACGAGATCGCCGCAGCAACCCACGAGGCCTTGCGACGGGCAAACGGAGTCGGGCTCGAAGATCCACCCGAGCGCGTCGCAATCGCTTTGGCCAAGCGGCCACTCGCACGCGCCGGGGCTGACGCATGCGCTGGCGGTCGCGGGTTCGGCACCGCCTCCGCCGTCGCTGGGGGTCGCGGTCTCGGGCGCGCCACCGGTACCGGGATCGGTGGTGGTCTCGGACCCGCCTCCGGCCCCCGCATCGGGAGGACGACGATCCCGAGCGAAGGCCGGAGGCGGCGGGGCGCACCCGGCGAAGAACAGGAGCGCCACAAGAAGCTTATTCATGCCACACCCCGTCCACGTTCTCCTGCGGCACCCAATGCGCGGGCTTGCCGTCCTCCCAGGTGTTCGTCGCGTTCTCTTGGTTGTGCGTGAAGTGGTATTGCACGAGGTCACCCGGGGCGAAGCCCGGAGCGACCTCGGCACCGGTCGGCGTGCGGGCCGGGGGGCCCATCGCGAGGACGCGTCCGGTGTGGGTGTGGACTTCACGCGGGTTCGGGTCGGGAGTCCAGAGGCCGGTACGCTTGGGGATTTCCTCCCGGATGATGATTTGGCCGCGAAGGGGGCGGATGCGGCGGCGCGGCTCCAACAAGTCGAGACTACAATCGGGATCTTTCACTTCGCCCCCCGGATGATGATCTGACCGCGAAAGGGGCGGATTTT